TTCTTCGCGGATATCCGCTCTCCTTAATTTTGATTCAATAATATCACATAAAAACGGGAATGTCAAACAAAATTAGGTATGTTTTTTATTTGAAATACTTATCCCGACGTATAACAAATACTTTTACCATATCAATCAGCGTAATACGCCTTCAAAACGTAAAAGCCATATCTTTTTATCAATCCCCTCGCCGTAACCGACGAGCGAACCGTCTTTACCTATTACTCTATGGCAAGGAACTATTATACATATATGATTATTACCCACCGCCCCGCCTATTGCCTGCGCGGACATTTTAGTTTTCCCTTTTTTTAGAGCGACAACCCTTGCAAGTTCGCCGTAAGAGACCGTTTTTCCGTAAGGAATTTTCAGAAGTTCATCCCAGACGATTTTTTGAAACTCCGTGCCGTTATATTTAATCGGCGGTAGAAAATCGGGGATTTTGCCCGAAAAATACTCGTCAAACCACAAGGCTGTGAGTTTTGCGGCGTTAAAATCAGCCGCTGAAAGCGGTTTATAATCGGCGGTAAACCCTTTAAAATCAACCCCGCAAAGAAAATCGCCATCGAAAGACGCGCGCAAACTGCCGCAAGAAGAAATGTAAGAATAATATTGCATACTTGTATTATATAATGAATAGAGAAAATAATCAAATAAAAAAAGAGAAAAAAAGGCGTTAAAAATCATTGACAAAAGTTGAAAAAAAATATAGAATATACAAGCGGTTTGCGAAAAGGCAAGCGAAAAAAATAAGGAAGCGTATCGAAGTGGTCATAACGGGCACGATTGGAAATCGTGTAGTCTTCACGGGCTCAGGGGTTCGAATCCCCTCGCTTCCGCCATCAAGACACACCCAAAAGGAGCGTATAAAACTCCGATGCGTGTGTCTTTTTCTATGCAAAACAGGGGTAAATTGCCGTTTTTGTGGTAATTTACCCTTTTTGTTGTTTCTTCGCGTATCGCCGTAGGGATTTGTTCTTCACTCGCTTTTGGAAACCGCAAACCTTTAACGATTGCACAAAAAGGATTTTTGCACGATAAGGAGCGTATGATTTTTTCCGACTTAATCAACGAAAAAAATGACCGACCGCACTCTTACGAACGCAGTCGGTCGTTTGCTTATAAGGTTTCTCTTACTGTTATTCCGCACTCGAACTCGATTTCGATTTCTTTGTTGGACAGTACGGTGATTTTCCGCACAAGGCTTTTGAACATCACTCGGTCGAACTCTTCAAGTATCTTCCCTGTCTGTAGCAGTTTGGTCACTTCTTCGATTCGATACGATGCGAGTTGGACTTTTCCTTGCTCGGACAGTATCTCTTCTTTTCTCATAAGCAGTTGGTCAATTTTCATTCCGACCTGCTGACTTTGATGTTCGTACTCTTTATCGGTAATCTCCCCGTTGTTCCTTATCGTCAGCAGTTCCATCATCTGCTCTTGTAGTTTTTCTATCTCGGCACTCACTTCATTTATCGCTGTCGCACAAGAGTCCGTTATTTCGCTCACGATTGCACTTTGCAGTTTTTCGAGTATTTGTTCCTTGTCTCCTATAAGTTCGTTCAGCGCCCTTACAAACGCTTTTTCAAGGGCTTCTTCCTTGATAGGTCGACTCTTGCAGTATTCCGCGCCCGTGTTTTCGTGTCTTTTGCACACCCATATGTAGTACTTCTTATATTTGTTGTACTGTTGGTGTCTTCGGTAGGTTTCTCCGCATTCGCCGCATACTATCATTCCACTGAACGGGTATTTCCCTGAAAACTTTCCGCATCCCGTTTCGCCTGTGCTTCGTAGCGACTGTCTGTTTTGGAACTCTTGCTGTACCATCTCGAATGTTTCTTTCGATATGATAGCCGCGTGACTATCTTCCACATACCAACTCTGTGCGAACCCTTCGTTTTTAATTCGTCTTGGGGATAGGAAGTCAGGAAGGTATGTTTTTTGCAGGTGGCAATCGCCTTTGTACTTCTCATTTTGCAGTATCGACTTCACCGTTGACGGATGCCATGTTTCTCTGCCCGATGGTGATGCGATACCATCTCGCTCAAGCCCTTCGGCGATTTCTTTCAGGCTTTTGCCGTCAAGGAACTCCGCATATATCCTTCTAACCGTTATTGCCTCTTCTGGCACTATTTTTAGCACCGTCCCCTTCTTGTCTCTCGTATATCCAAGGAAGTGTTTCGTGTTAAGTATTACCTTACCCTCTTGGAACTTTTTCTTGACGCTCCACCTAATATTATTGGATATGCTCCGACTTTCTTCTTCTGCAAGGCTTGCCATAATCGTAAGGACGAACTCGCTCCGCTCTTGTAGCGTATCGAGGTTTTCTTTCTCGAATATGATTCCGATACCATCTGCTTTCAGTTTTCTTGCGGTCTGTACGCAGTCGAGTGTGTTTCTTGCGAATCGGCTGACCGATTTCGTAATTATAAGGTCTATCTTTCCGTCTTCGCAGTCCTTTATCATTCGTTTGAACTGCACTCGCTTGGTATTCTTCCCGCTCAAGCCGGGGTCGGCATAAATGTCAACCATCGTCCAATCGTCATGGCTTGCTATGAGTTTGGTGAAGTGGTCAACCTGTGCCTCGTAACTGCTTTCCTGTTCTTCGTGGTCGGTCGACACTCGTGCGTATGCAGCCACTCGTATTTTTGGCTTTTGTCCCATCGCTACCGACATAGGGTCAAGTCGTTCGGCCCTCGTCTTCGCGGGGATAATCGTAATTTTGGGTTTAGTGTTTGCACAGTTTTCCATTAACATTTCCTGCCCTCCCGTTTGTATATTCTTTCGTTGTCTTATATCCATTTTGGAACTCGAATGTAATCGTCCAGTCTTTTATTGTTGCTTTTACAAGGAACTCCGCCATTTGTTCCGTCATCTCATCCGATTTTCTATATTTCCCTTTTACCATATCTCTCGTTCGTAGATTCTTTATGAGAGTTTCTTGTTCTTTTATCTTTATAAGTATTTTATCGGTTTCTTCTCGGCATTTGGTTTCGGATATATAACCTTTCGCTCGTAATTGTCGCAGTTCTTGCTCGTTGGCAATAAGTTTTCGCAAGGTCTCTTCTTGCTCCGTTACGCCATTCACTTCGTTATTAGCATCAATGCTTTCATTGTAGGCTTCAATCAGCAGTCTTGTAACGACTTCGTCTTTGATGTCGTGGGATGGGCATTCCTTTGCCCCATAAATATCCTTTTTTCGACAAGTCCACTTTATACACACATATGGTGTTCCGTGTGCCGAAGTTTTTCTTTTGAAACTCGTTCCGCACTCTCCGCATATCAGTTTTCCTGATAGCGGATATAATACCGTAGGTGACCCCATCGGTCGATATTTATTGCTGCGTAACACCATCATCTTCTGTACTTTTTGGTAGTCTTCACGCGACACAATCGGTTCGTGATCGTCTTGGACATAGTATTGGGGGAGTTCTCCGTAGTTGTACTTCTGCACTTTCATTGTGCTGTATGTCTTCTGCATAAGACTATCGCCGCAGTACTTTTCGTTTCGCAACATACCCATTACTGTCGATTTACTCCATCGTCCGCCATGCATTGGGGTGTATCCTTCGTTTTCGAGAATATGGCATATGCTTATAAACGAGTTGCCTTGCAGGTACAGTTCGAAGATTCTTCGTACTATGACCGCTTCTTTCTCGTTTATCACTAACTTTCCATCGACCATATCGTACCCAAGTATTCGCGTCAGTTCCACACTTCCATTTGCGAATCGTTTCCGTGCCGCCCATTTTTGGTTTTGACTCATCGATATTAATTCTTCTTCGGCGAGACTTGCCATAACCGTGAGAATTAAACCGCACTTGGGGTCAAGGGTATGTATATTTTCGGACTCGAATATGATTTCAACTCCTATATCTCGGAACTCTCTCACTATTTCCATTAGTTCGACTTTGTTCCGAGCGAATCTCGAAACCGACTTCGTATATATTCTGTCGATTTCACCATTTCGCACTTTTTGAAACATCCTTTTGAGTCCATCGCGCTTTTTCATAAATGCACCGCCGATGCCCTCATCAGAGAATAATCCTATATACTCTACGGACTCGTCAATTTCGAATCGTCTTTGCCAATAGTTAGACTGGAACGCGAAACTATCTTCTTGGGCATCGCTATCGGTACTGACTCGCACATAGGCACATACCCGCGGCTTCTCTTCTTTTTTCGTAGGTATCTCTTGAATAATCATTTTTCACGCTCCTTTCTTGTTTGCCTTTCGGCTCTTTCGACTGGATTTGAACTGCGATTAAAAATTTGTCCCGCCCTTTTTATTGGGCAGGACAAACAATACCGTGCTCACCTATAAAAGTCCAGACAAAAACCGCCTTAATCTGAAACTTTTTTGATAATTCTTTCCTTCTCTGACGAAGTAATTAAACCCCGCTTCAAAAGGCTTTTTATGACGCTTTCAATTATCTGTTTTTCCATCGTCTTCACCGTCCTTTTTGCCGAGCTGTTTAATAATCTGATTAGCACCCGTAGCCGTCAGTCCGCTTGCTCCGCCGATGACGATTGCCACCACGATGTTCGGTGCCGGGATAATGCTCGGCACGGCATAGTAGCAAATGATCCCGCATATGACACCGAGTGCCGCAGCGATGAGCGGAATAAACTTCTTAAATTTTTCGTTCTCTCCGACCGCGTGTTTGATGATGTTAATCACCCAATACACGATTGCCGCAATTGCCGGGACGCTGATTAAGTTCAAATACTGTTCCATACTTCATCCTCCTTACTTCTTTGAAGTTTCTTCGAGCAAATACTCATAGAGTTCGTCTTTGACTTCCGCATAGGTTTTCATAGCGTCTTTCATTTCGCCGTTGGTCTTTCCGTCACGGATCGCAATTGCGTCCGCATAGGTCAGTTTTCCTACTGCGTTAATACTCTTGAGTATTAAAAGGTTCTGTTTGGCTTTCGCCTTGTCTCTTTCTTCGTCTTCCTTGCGCTTTCTCTTGAAGTACCTTTGCAAGAAAAAGAGCACCATCCCGCTGATGATGCTCGCGCACACGCTTATAATTACCGATAAAAGGACGCCCCGACGCGTCCTTCGATTATCGTTATTTGATTAAATTTGCCACTCACCCAAAAAGGTTGAAACCCGTTATTACAAGCCCGAGAACTACGAGAACAACGCCCGTCGCCCGATTTAAAGTCTTAGGCTCGGCTTTATTCGCAAATACGGCGGCAATCCGCGCCCATATAAGAGTAAACGCCACGCATAAACCTAAAATCAACAAGTCTGGCATTCCGCCTATAACGAAGTGTGAAACCGCTCCTGTAAGGGCGGTAAAAGTCATTATAAACACACTCGTTCCTACGGCTGTCTTTAACTCGTAACCCATAACGCTTGTCAGCACCAAAAGCATCATCATTCCGCCGCCCGCTCCGATAAAACCGCAAATAAATCCTATCAGAACGCCGCAAACAATCGACTGAATTACTCGTTTTTTGACAGATGTCTGTTCCATTTTTTCCTTTGTCGTCATAACGGGGCGCACGATGAACTTCACGCCGAGAAGTATTGTCATAAAAACGGAAAATCCGCCCATCGTCGTTGACGGAACAAGGCTCGCGACGTAACTTCCCACCATGGTAAATACAAGGACGCATACCATCATAATGATTCCGTTTTTGATATCAAGATTCTTATTTTTATGATAAGTTAACGCCGAAACAGCGCTCGCCAAAACGTCGGACGACAACGCTATTCCGACAGCTATATACGGGTCAACCCCTAAAAAAGTTATAAGCATAGGACTTATGACGGCCGCCGCGCTCATTCCGGCAAAACCCGTGCCGAGTCCCGCTCCCATACCTGCGAAAAACGTGACGAGAATAGTCGGTAATATTTTCATTTCTTCTCTTCCTCCTCCGCAATTTTCTTTAAATTGTTCTTTATGATTTCCGAAGCGGTATTTATCGCTTTACGAGTTTTTTCATCGATACCTCCAAACATTTTTTCAATAAACGCCCCCTGAACCTCGCGACCGCGGGTAATGATTTGCCGAGATTTCTCCGTGCATACCAGTTCGGTTTTCCGACGGTCTCCCTCTATCGGCTTCCTTATAAGATAGCCCTCGTTGACCAGTCTGTCCACGTTCACGGAAACGAGATTTGCCTTTATACGCCTCACCTCGACAATCTCGCCCGCAGTTTTGTATTTCGGGTTGTTACCGAG